GTTTTAAGCGTACGAGAAGAACTAGGGATAAATTCTTGCGCCCACATACGCCCTGCAGCAGATATATTTTCTTTAGCTCGCAGCGTTCTTAATTCTATATCTTTCCACCCTTGCCCCATCATATCTTTAATCTGCAAGCCATTGTTATAACCTTGTACAAAACTTGACCTTATCATTGCATTACCCATGATTAAATCATGATCGGTGGCGCCGTTTACGAAATGTATTTTATAGTCACTGCCTTTTCTGTTGAAAGTAAACTGCCCCGAGTTATTTGTAAAAATATGCGGCTCAGTTGTAGTTACAGAGAAGTAACCATATCCTGGAGCCCATCCTTCAGATTCAAAAATAATATCATTCAAGTTTTTAAAACGAAATTGTCCATCTGAATATACGCTCAGATGTCCACCGTCATTCTGCATTTGAATATAATTTGACCAAATATTATTCCCCTCAGCATTTTCCCCTTTAGATATTCCAAGTTTCGCCCATGCTTTAGAAGGTTGCTCAACACCATCTATTCGGGGTATCGCTTGATACATATAGAATGACCCTGTACCTCTATATTTAGTATTGTCAGAACCCAGAACGATGGACGGTTGAATACTTCCATCTGTCGTCTCCATAAATCCCATATAACCGCGAGGTTTGTTTGCATCAAAAATCTTAAAGTTTTGCTGGTTTATTTCAACAAATCTACTTCCAGTAGTTCTAAGTGTTACTCCTTCTAAAACTTGCCCTTTGATATGGTCTGCTGTAATAAAACCTCTTAAGTTAATCCTGTTTGCATTCAAAGTAATGTTTTCTTTACTCATATTGAATGCTGCAATGACATCATTTTCTTTTACAGATATACTAACGCCCTTTTCAGTTAACTGAAGACGGGTTTCCATATCTCTTACATACGATGATGTGGCAAATTGTCCATTTGCTTGCTCTTTTGTATATACCTCTGTCTTTTTAGCGGAAGCATTGATACCCTGTTCATTGACAAAAAAACGATTATCAATCAAAGTCATCTTTTGATTAAATTGTTCAGTTGCAAGCTTATTAGCTAATTCATCTAATAAATCTTGTTTATTCTGATTAACTGTTTGTTTCAACTCAGGAATCTTAAAACCCGCAACATAATCCTCTACTTGTTTAAGCTCAACTTTCGCCCCGATTGCCGTTGCTTGTTGTTCAATTTTTGTATTTGCTTCAGTAAGCTTCTTTCCTTGATCTGATACTACATTGTTTAAATCACTTACTGTGGAAGATAATCCACTTGCTGTTTGTTCCACTGTAGACATACGCTTTTCAAATCCGGCTTGGCTATTTTGAACAGTGGTTACAGTGTTTTTTACGCCATCTACACTTTTTTCAATCTCGGTTGTTTTCTTGGTGAATTCATCGTTTGTTACCTGATCTTCTGGGGCTGGTGTCCAATCCTGCGGCTTATTCCCTTTATATAAAGCAACCCATTCTACAATTGCCTTTGTAGTATTACTTGGGTAGTTATATAAACTTAACTTTCGTTCATTCCCGCTTGTAGTTGCAACAGCTTTAAAGGTTACATACGTTATTCCATTAGCATAAACACTTGTTGCATATCCAACGTTATTCGAACCACCATTCTGCCAAATCCCAAATTTCTGACCTTGTGGGACACTCCCCTTAATTACAAAGGTATATTCCTCACCTGCAAAGAAATTTTCAGTTAGAGAATATTGATTGATTAGATAATCTGTTTTTTCATACTTAATATTTGAATCTAATAAAAGATTACGCCCTCCTGCATTATCGTTATAAACCTTTGTTTCTACACTTGTCAACTTTTCGGTGATTTTCCCTGCTTGTTCTTTAAGTTCAGTTGTTGTTTGCTTTAGTTCACCTGTTTTTTGTTGCACGTCAGAAATAGTCTTTTTTGTGCCTTCCACAGTTTGCTCTACTGTATTTAATTTACTGCTTATTTCACTATCTTTTTTCGTTAACGTTTCGATAGAAGTTTTAAATCCATCTGAAGTTTGTTCTATTTGACTTTTTTATTAATATTTCCTTGTTCGTTTTGCACATCTGAAATTGTACGACTAACACCTTGCAAGGTTTCCTTCACTTCTTTAAACTGTCCTGTTGCTTGATTTTGTGCTTCTTGAACCTTTTGATTTAACTCTATTTTTGTGGCCTCAATATCTTTATTAACCTGCTCTAGTGTTTCTTCCTTGACTGATTCCACATCGGGTACAACCGATTCCCACGCTGTACCTGTCCATATTTTTAAAATGCCGGGCTTTCCGTTACTAATATCACGCCAAAGCGTTTTATTAGGTTTAAGTCCTGTTGTTGGTGGATTCTTAGCTTCTATAATTTCAACAGTATTATTTTTAATATTCTCTTGTACCTTTTCGGCAAGTGTTTTCGCTGCTTCTGATTCTTTCTTAGCGTTACTTGCTGTTTCATTAGCTTCTTTCACCAATTTATCTAGCTGATCCAGCATTTCTTGTTTCTCACCGAATTTACTAAGGATTCGGTTGTAAATCTTCCGTAATTCCTCGTTTTGGTCTACTATCTCTCTATAATCCCCAAATTCGTATTTATCTTGTTCAGGATCAGTGAATGATTCGTCACCAGCAATAACACGAGCTTCAAGATATAGCTTAGGT